AATCAACTGTGGTTTCATTGTGATAAGCGATAATATCACCTAACCCAACTTTCTTACCATCAGGTGCGTTATCATCGGCGAAATCTACATAGTAGTCTCCACCTAAAAGATCACGAACCTCACGAGCGTGTTCAATACCCGCTGTTCTCCAATCAATACCAACTTGAAGTTCTAAATCTTCATTAACATCATAGTTTAATTTAGAAATCAAACCATAAGTGTTTTGTCTATTGATTGAATTACGAAGAATACCATCAGAACGATTTTCGGTATCAGACCACGCTGAATCTACATTAGCAGAATTCTCAGCAATCTGACCATTCCAATCCCATGTCCAAGGTGAGCTTTTATACCAAGATTGATCTTGGTCTGAAGCACCCTCAGCAATGAATCGATTTACGCTACCATAAGTACCAGTTCCACCTCCTGAACCACCACTCCAATAAAGGACAGAACTTAAAGTCATTTGATCGTTTAAATCGATAAAATGATTCAAGTTAACAAGTGGTTTATGAAAGAAGTTTTCTCTTTCATTTAGGAAATCAGAACTAAACCTATCTGTTGTTCTTGCACCATACATATACCAATACTGCTGGCCTGTGTATGAAGCATCAACATCCGCAACATTTTGGTTGAAAAACCTACCAGCTTCAGTTTCAAATTTTGCACTATCTGCAAATGCTGAAACATCATACCCATCAACATCACCAGCTAACTCCTGAGAGTAAGTAGCGATATTTTGTTTGTATAGGTTTTGTCCATGTCGTTGTGGAGCACCGATTGCGTATAACTCAAATCGTTGGTCATCACTTACTGCGTAAGATGTACCAAGATAATAAGCCCAAGCATCCGTCCATGTTCCATCTATAAAACCATTTCCAGTTTTACGAACAATCGTTCCACTAACAGCCAACTTATCATTGATTAGACCTGAGTTGTAGTTGATAGTAGATTTTAAAAATCCACCTTCACCTACTTCTTGTTTGAACTTACCGCCCTTCTCGTGTTGAGCAGGATCGGTAATTATGTTCATAGTTCCACCAATTGAAGGTGTAGCTAAATTAACAGCTGATAGACCTCTTTGCATCTGAATGGAAGCTGTAGCATCACCTACACCATCCCAATTAGACCAATAAACCCATCCGTTCTCCATATCATTCTGGGGAACACCATTAATCATCACGGCCACATTTCGTTGGTTGAATCCACGAACATTGACACGGGCATCGCCCGCACCACCACCTTGACCAGTTGCATAAACACTTGGTGTAGTATTAAGAATCATTGGAATGTCCTGAGAACCAAGACGAAGTTCCATTTCTTCTTTATCTACCGTAGTGTAAGCAACAGGTGTTTTTTGGTCAGCTCGTGAAGCCAAGACTTCAAGTGCTGACATAGTAAGAACATCTTCTTCTAATGCGAAGTTTAATGTTCCAACTATATCATTCACCTCAACTTGTGCAGTTAAAGATGAATACCCAATGAATGAAGCAGTTAATGTGTATGTTCCTGCGGCACCAACATCAATAGTGTATTTACCAGATTCATCTGTTACACCACCTTTATCAGTTCCTTCAACAACAACATTAGCTCCAGCCAATGGTTCTCCCTCACTATTCACAACTCCTACGACCGCTTGTCCCCAAAGGAACATTGGTGCAAGAAACATCAATAGTGAAGTTGTTAGATTACTTTTATTCATAAAAGTTCTCCTCTTACTTTGTTTTGAAATGACACATTTTTCTACAGGTGTGTCGTCTGCCTGTCCGCTGGTTTTATTGTATGTGAAATTTATCATGCCTCTGGTATATCTGGTATGTCACAAACATCATTATTACAGAATTTATCTATTTCTGCCTCTTCACCTTCAACACCTACAAAACTCAAATGTCCAAGTTTTTTAACTTGGTTTTCATATTCTTGTTCTGTAATTGCCTCGTATGGCATTTGTTTGTAGGCTCCCAATGGATGTCTTGGTAACAATGATATACCTTTCAATCTATACTGAAAATAATTCAACACATGAGGTAGTTCTTCTGATTCTGTTTCAGGGTCGAATGTTGCCGTACAACTGACTTGGTTATCTGCCCAATGTCGTTGTAGAAAAGCAGCCAAACTGAATTGTTCCCAAATCGAAAGTTCAGCTGCTGTTCTTATACCCTCTCCAACATCCACAGGTACTTCCACTACCATTGTTGAATCCTCTGAACCGAAGGCTGGTTCTAATTTGTAACCTGCTTTCTTCAATGGTTCTAATAATTCTGAATGTTTTGACAACCTCATTCGTCTTATGTAGAATCTTGCTTCTGGATAATGCATTCCAGGAGTTGCTCCTACTAAGAGTGAAACTGTACCACTTGGTTTTACACTTGTGGTCTTAATTGATTTTGGAACCGCGAACCAATCTGAATAAACTTTATCCCATTCTTGTATTGTATCATATCCATTTTCTAACCAAGTTTTCATCTCATCCATTCCGTGTTTCGTAATGAATTGTGCTACACCACTTACTGAACATCCAATCCGTCTGTTTCTCAACATAACTCTGTTGGTTTCACTCCAATGAGTTTTACCAAGTGTTACGGTTTTAGCATACAGATAAGCATATTTAAGTGTTCTTTGATAGTCCTCTAATGAATCGTGGTTATATGGAAATGTTTCTACTAAACAACATAATTCATAACTTTCTAATGATTGTTCTAAACAAGGATTTCCACCTGCAACTCTGTGGTCTTTATTATCACCACCATTTTGCATACGAGAATATTTTCTCATATTGTCTAACCATGCAAATCCTGGTTCACCATTATCTACAATTCTTTTACAGACATCAGTATAATCCATACCGAGTTCTGCAAATATAGAATTGTTTGAAGTCCAACCATATTGATCTCTATGTGGATTGACTTCATAATTTTTTAAATCTAAATATTCTTCTGAATCTGGTTCTCCGAATACAATTTCTGCAGTTCTTCTTACATTACCTGCAACAACACATTTACCAATCAAATTCATAATATCCACAATAGTAGTTACTGAAATTGGTTCTCCACTATTTTCTTCTAATACTCCTCTGATACTATTATGGACTTCTTCCAATGGTTCGTGTCCACTTGATACTCCACCAAAACCTTTGATTGGTTCTCCTGCAGGTCTAACTTTTGAGTAATCAAAATACATTGGTGCTGTTCCGTGAAAATAACTTTCCAACAATAGTTTAAGTGATTCTACCCAACCTTCTCTGGTATCTGGAATTTTAAATACTTCTTCACCTCTATCTTTATTAACACCCTTTACAACTATTTCCCCTGCACCTTTTGTATCAAAACCAACTCCTACACCTAACATTGAAGCGTCCATTAAAAAACAAAAAGGTTTTGAGTAATCTTCTTTTAATGTTTTGGTTGATACAAATGCACAATTATTAAGTGCTGCATATAAATTCTTTTCTTCGGTAATTGGTGTTCCCATAGCCCACAGACCACGACCTGGAGGTAAGAACTTCATATTGAAAATTCTTTCATACATATCTTGTGCAGATGCTTGTGCTTGCCAAGGATTCCAACCTAACTGATGGGAATCAATCCAATTCTTTTGCATTGAATAAGTTCCCTCTACAACTCTTTGGACGGTTTCCCACCATCTCTCATTTTTTCCGTTTTCTTTGATTCGAGAATATGTTCTCATATAAACCAATTCGCCTAAACCATTAAAACCAAACGGGGGTTTTTTTCTTTTATACTTATTTATAAAATTTTCCGATAACTGAAACTTTTCCATATAAACTACTTCTCCTTACTTGTAAAAATTATTTCCTTTGTAACACCCGAATATAAATATAATATATACTTGTTTCTACTCAAAGCCATCCATATCTTTTTCAGAATTATATTTATTTGCAAGTTGCTTTCGCAGATACTCTTGACTATTATCCATTTTACCTTGAACCTCTTGTCCACTCTGTGTTGTTGATTCGTAAATCTCAATCTTACCAATATTCGTATTCATACTTGATGGAAAAGTCACTCCATCTATACCAAAACGATTCTTTATAACATGAAACCTGCTTGTGTTTGCAATCTTATCTTCAACCTTTCTACTAACTGATACCACGAAATCTGCTATCATTACTTTACTATATGCTTCCGCTACTTTTGTAGCGTCAATCACTTCTTCTTCCAACGAACTTCTGTTTGCCTGTGAGGCTGTCCATATCGGACATTCAATTTCTCCAGCAAGTCCTCGTAAATCTTCATAAATATTTTCTAAGATGTGTCTTTTTTCTGAACCCATACCTTTTAAAATATCGGCGTAATCAACTAACACTAAATCAGGTTTCGTTCCTTGTATCTCTATCTGACTTAAATGTGCTGCTAATGTCTGAACGGTTGCACTTTTAGTAGGAAAATATTTAATCAATAATGTTCCCTTTAATTGGTCAATCTTTTTCTTTACATCATCTTGATAGTATTTAATGTCTGATGTTGTAACTCCACTAAAAACCGTATCATATCGTAATCCAACATAATTCTGATTTAACTCTAATGTATAATGAACAACATTCAATCCTCTCTTGACGGCTGATGCTCCCATACTCTGTAAACACCAAGTTTTACCAATACCTGCTGGTGCAACTACCACTCCGAGTTCTCCACCACCTAATCCACCATCCATAACTTCATCAATTGGATCCCATCCTGTTTTCACGGTTTCTCTTGAAGATTTAGTAAGTCTTTCTTCTATACCTTCAATGTAATCATGACCTAAATCTCTATCCGAACCAGCTTTCATTGCTTCATCTACAAGTTTCTTTATTTGGTCATATTGTCCTACCTCAATCAAATCCACACTATCCATAATAGCATTTTTCATAACTTGATTACGACAGAACTCTAATGTCTGTTCTTGAACAAATTGTAAATCTGTTGAATTTACATTTCTCCAACTCTCTTTTAAATTCTCTACTACTGAAACTTGTAAAACATCATTCTCCATATCATCAATCTTTACTTTCATAACTTCAAGTGTAGGTGAAGTTTTATACTCAAAGAAATAATCTCTTATCTCTTTAGCTATCCATTTGTTAGCATCACTATCGAAATACTCTGGTTCAAGTATATCACATATTGTTTGTATGAACTTCTTATCTGATAATAAAGATGATATTATTTTGGCCTGAAAGACATGACCAAATTGTGATAATGTTGATTTATCACTCATTAAAACCACTCATGTTGTACGATTCCTGCTGGATTTTTTGCCTTTTTAATCCGAGCCTTTAGTATATTAAAATACTCTTTTTCTCTTTCAATAAGTAGGTAGTTACGCTCTGAAAACACACAACTAATTCCTGTTGTCCCACTACCTGCGAATGGATCTAATACAACATCACCTTTACGACTACCAAGTGTAACTAAGTAACTCATCAAGGTTGTTGGTTTTACGGTTGGATGATTATTTGCTGATGGTTGTGTTGTGAATTTCTGTTCCACACCTTTCATATCGGTGCTTGGTTTATCACTTTGACCATTAAATATTTTTTGTTGTTTGTCGAAGTTATCCAATCCCATATTCTTTTCTGATTTACTTGGTTTTGGAACTGCTAAAAATGGAAATGTTCGTTTAATTTCATCTGGTAATTTAGTCAATCTATCTTCCCACCAAGCATCTAAATCATAATATCTACTGAATGAATCTCCATCATCTCTTGGTTTCATTTCTTTACGATAACCCAAATAACTACCATGTGTATTATTCTCTTTATAATTAGATGGTTCTTTACCAGTAGTTGGTGCTAATTGTCCTTTACTTTTAACATTTAACACATCATCACTTACCAATAGGTTTGCTGCAAATCTACCGAATGGTGATGCTTCTGCTGTATCATTATTCTCACTTTTAAATCCACTTGTCTTGAATACCGTATTTTCTTCTCTCGGTTTTCTCTTAGTGGTTTTTCTCATAGGTTTATCCCAACCACCTTCATACATTTTACCACTATCTTTTTCGTATCTACCATCAAAGTTCATTTGTCCAGCTACATTGTCTTTATCAAATTGTTCTTGGTCATTCATTCCAGCAAATGGTATTCTACAATCATCTAACCAAGTAACTCCTTTACCATTATGTAATGCTTGGTCTAAATATCCTTTTTGGTCTAATGGTTTCATTGCCACTATCACGACTTCTACGGCGGGTTTTGGTTGGTATCCACCATAACTTCCATCAAGTTTTTTGGCCTCGTCTGATGCAGGTCCTGATGTTATTTCTTCTTCCCCATATCCAAATATATCTTTATTATTTCTGTTAGCCTCTGCTTGAGTAAATGTAGTTCCTCGTTTCTTGGCTTCTTCTACATCACCTCGTTTCTTTACTCCAATAACCTCTCGTTTGGCACCCAATCTCTTATCAACCATTTTACCAACATTCATAGCCTTTGGGAAACCTGTAGCGTATGTCCAATAGATTGGTGTGAATCCTACCTCAAATCCAACTTCGTCTAACATTTGTGCCATTCTGTATTGAACATCACTTCTTGGTGCACTCATTACGAATGCAAATGAACCAGGTTTTAATACTCGTAAGGATTCCTCAAATATTTCTCTTGGTGGTAATGTATTATCCCAAGACTTACCCATAAAACTATATCCGTATGGTGGGTCTGTACAGAGTAAATCTACTGAATTATCTTCAAGTTTCTTTAGTTCGTTAGCACTATCTCCATTGATAATCCTACTGCTCCCCATACATTTTTCTCCTCTTTTCCTTTCTTCGTTCTTCTATCTTCTTCAATCTATATCGTTCTTTGGCTTTCTTGAGAATTTTGGCCTTATTACGCTCATAGTGGTCCATTTGCCACTTTCGTTGAGCTTCGAGTTTTTCCTCTTTGGTATAGTATTTCTTTTTTCTACCCATTGTTTATCTTCGCAAATCTATTGAGTTTCGTCCAAATTGTCATTAACCAACTATCCATATTAGGTAATGCACCAAACATTCTATCCTCTATAAACATTTTCTGAAACTTCATCTTCAAGAGTTCTTGAATTTTACCATTTACGATATTATTTGTCTTGAGTTTTGCTGAACCACTTATATCTACCTCTTGTAACTGCATCAATCTGTGATTCATATGCATTGTATCTTGTTGTTCTAAGATAGTGTTGTAGAATTTACCATCACCACTACCTTTCTTACTTTCTGCTGTTTTAATAATGTCATCTACTGAATAATAGACACCATCTTTAAGTGCAGGGAAATTCTTTACGAGAGTTTTAGTTCCGATTCCTAATACTCCCTTTATGTTATCTGATTGGTCACCATCAAAAATTCTACACATCAGAAGATTATTGGG